ACTCCGAACAATGGGAACTTCTGTAAGGATTTGGATTGCTGCCCGTGCAAGGAGAGCGTCGGAGTCGTTGCCATGTGAATCGATTTCGCGGAGGTGGTGTAAGGCTTGAGCTAGGTGCTGATTAGTGCTGAGCGAGTTGCTCGCGAAGGAAGACGGCATGATTTTCGGTTGTGATAGCGTTTGCGACTTTGGCGTCAGGAGCGAGGCCAAATTTGTTGCGGAATGCAGCCAGGACAATGTTTAGCGCTGGCTTGTCAAGCTCCTGCATACAGGTGAGCAAGAGCGTCCGATCGTCGTGGCTGAGGGGCTGGTCTGCGGTAGAGGTTGCAGCTGCAGGTTGTGGCGCTGGGGTTGATTTGTTTTTTTCTGCTGGCTTGGCGGCTGGTGCAGGCTGTTCCGCCTCTTGTGCGTCTGCAACCTCAGCCTTGGCCCAAAGCTCAAAGCCGAGGCCGAAAGTAAATGCAGCGCAGGCACATAAAGCACGGCGATGGGTGTCAGTCAAGACACGACAGGAGATCTTTTCGATCGGGATTGGATTGTTACGGTTGTCCATGCAGGGGAAAGGAAAGTCAGCAGTTGACTCTCCATTAGGGCCAGAAAAATACCCGATGACGTAGCCGGTGTTGTCTGGAGCTGTCCAGACCGTGCCGGTGTTGTCTGGGGTCATGCGGAGATTAAATTCCCAGCCGTTGGCGTTGACGTGGAGATAATGCGCGATCCTGGCCCATGAAACATAATCAGCAGAGTATGAACCGGAGCCTTTTTTAAAGACATCACTTTTTTGAATGATGCCAGAAAGGTCAGGGAGCCTTGAGTTGTTTTCAGTCATAGGGCAAAGATGAGTGGGTTCGTTTAGACGGTAGACCAGAAGGGGACACTAGACAAGGGTCTCGACAGAAATAATCACAACATCCTCTGAGTCGTAAGCCTTAGCTAGATGCATCTCAGTTACCTGACGATCATCATCGAACAGCACGCCTGAGAGAGCGTCATTGACCGATCTTGCAAGCTTTTCGAGATCGCCTAAGCCATGACTGGTGGCTTCTTCTGGAGCGCTTTTTGATAAAGCAACCCCATCGCGTTTGAAATGACTTTTAGGCCGTGCAAAGTGAAAGCGAAAGCCGACACGCATAGGAGCACTCATAGGCCAGTCAGGCGGCAATACAACAGACTCAGCGGCTTTACGAACGTCGGCCCTAAAGGGTTTTACCCGTTCAGATGACTCCTTCATGCGACCTTGGCCTAAATAGGTTTTGCTGCCTTGAGGAGCAGCGCGAGAATAAACAACAAAAGAAATACGTCCCATTGAAGTCAGAAGGTAAAGCGAAGTGATGTTGTTTTTTCTTGAGTGGCACTGCCATCAAGTTGAGCACGTTCTTGAATTTCTTTGATTACACTTTTGGTTTCATTCCCATACTTCCACCGTTTAGTGTCAACAGTGGTGCATTTGATTCCGTCGTAGACATAGGAATCACCGTCTGCATATTCATCAAGCAGACCTAACAAAATTTCTTTTTCTAAAAGCCCAACTTCTCTCTTCATTTCGGCTTCTAGCTCTTTGATTTCACGCTTGAGATCAGCGATCAGGATGAGCCGCGTAGCAGCGGGAGAGATGGTCTTTGTAGCCTTCGAGATGGTTGGGGATGTCATCGTTTAATCGATCGGGGTTTGCTGGGCCGAGAGAGGGGAGAGGGGCCGAAGCCCCTCGGTGCTGACTAGTGGGCTGTAAATTCTCCGGTTGCGTAACCGTGAGTAATTGCAGCTTGATCGGTAAAAGGCGGAGCAACCTGAGAAGTCCCATAAAGGAATGCAGAGACGGAGAGGGCAGCACCTAAGCACAGGCCAAGAAGGAAGTGGGGATGAGTCATAAGAAAAACAGAATGGGGGCGGTCTCCCGCTAAAGACAGGATGGCAGACCATCCAAGAAACGTCAAGGCCGGGTCAATGGATTTGGCCATGATTGCCTCGGGGCTTTCTGGCACGCAGCTCAAAGAACCCCTCTAGCTCCGGGTGTTCTGCCATCAGGTCACGAGCCGCCAAGCTGCTGTAATTGTTGTTGACCTTTAACCCGTTGTCGTTCATAGATGCCGCAGTCTCCCAGCGAAGGACATGAAACATCGCATCAGCTGACCACCGCGTGATCCCGCGACGCTGGGCGGTGACGCATAGCTGATAGCACTGGTTGAGTAGCTGAGGGTTACGGGCTTTGCACTCAAGCCAGCCAGCTTGGAGCTTGTCAGCATGTGGCGGTAGGCGCTCGCGCCACTCGAGCAATGGGGTGTCAGTCATAACCAAGTTTTTTCAGTTCAGCTTCAACTACCTCACGGACCCAGGCTGTCACCCTTAGGTCTCTTTTGGCGGCGACCGCCTGGGCCTTGGCGTAAAGCTCAGGTTTCATGGTCACTGCCATGAATTTGCGTTTAGTTGCTGCCATTTAATCAAGACCTCAGCGAATCAAACAGTTCGAGCTGCGTTCCTTCCGCAGCTTGGCCATGCATTGCAATTTGGCCTAAACGCACAACACGACGCTGTTTTTCATAAGCTGGCCGGGCAAAGCCAAGCTGATACAAATGCAGGTCGTTCTGTAATAACGCAACAGCTACTGCTTTCCAAGATGGGGCTCGACCAGACGCTGCTACCTTTTTGGGCACCTCTTCAGGTATTTCGTCCAAATAGCAACGGCGCCTCCATTGCTGGCGATATTCGCGCACTCTGTCGGTAGCGCATTTCCCAGGACTGAATGGCTCGATTAGCTTGCTTGTTCGCCAAAATTTGTTGCTCATTGCTTAAAAAGCTCCATGCGTGTCGTGTGATGTCTTCTGGGCAGCGCAGTGCTAAAGCGCAAGCTGCGTGACCAATCCATGCGCGACGGTTCAGGTTGTAGTCCGTCAGAGCATTGACGCAGCTGTTGCGCCACTCCTCGGTAACACGTCTCATGTATCGCCCATACAGGCGATGATTGCCTGTAAAACAAATTGCACGCTGTAAGTAGAGGCGCCGATTTGACACCTCCCCCCACATATTGAATCTGGTTTCTTCCCATGACTCAAACGGCAACCAAACTCTTGTCAGCTTCATCGTCTAAATCCTCAGCAACTTCGTCGATCTGCTCTACATCCCAAGCTTTACTGAAGTCTTTACCCAAGAACAGAGAAGCCAAACCTGTGACCTGCTTTAACCGTAGCAACTCATCAGGACTCATCCCAATGTGCTTGCAAATCCAAGCGTCACCTTTACCCATTTCAATTAATTCAGCCACGATTACGCTCATAAGTTCGATGTTGTGTGAGCCCCGAGCGCGGTTGTGACGAATGGTTGATGCCATTCGGTCATGAAGCTCTTTACGCAAAACAACGACTGGCAGCCTGCCACCTTCTCGCTCTCGAATGCGATCGCTGTTCTTCAGAGTCAGATAGCGGTGAAAACCGTCAATGACCACATAAGCGTCGCGTTCTGCGTCATACACCACAACGACAGGCTGCGTGTAGCCGTCTTCCCAAATCGATGTTTCGAGTAATGCCATCTCAGGCGGCGCAACAGAGTTGGGGTTGTAATCATTGGCGGTAACTTTCTCGATAGGAACACTGCGTACGGAGTAAACCGGGGATCGCCAAGGGTATGAGTCGTTCTCGTCATGCAATTCATCTCCTTTTAGTGGTGGGTTAAAAACGCAGATCAACGTAGTTGGCTGAAAAGCTTCAAAAACGTGAGCATCGTGGTTGTCCAGCACGTATGTCACGTCAGGGCCAATGGCATTGGTAACGCCAGTAGTCTCATTGGTTATTTCACCCGCACCGTCAACGCAGTAGCAGGTTTCAAGGTGATGCTGATAGTGCCAGCGATGAGGCTTGCCAGGATGAACAATAGTTTTGGTCATGCTGTAACCCATGCCATCGCTTTCAGTGACTAAGCGATGACTAGTAAACCCACCCTTGGGACATCGAACAACACGTTCAGATGGAAGCGCTGAAGAACTGAGAATTTTCATTTCTTGGATTGATTAAGGACTTGGCTGTACTTGCGCTGAATGTTTTTTTGGCGGCGCTGCTGCTCTTGAGTAGGCGCTAGCCCTAAGTATTTGCAGGTGTGGTCATTCTTGAGAACGGTAATTGCAAACCGCTTCCATGAAGTCACCATGCTGTTATGACAAGGCAGCTCGTCAAGATGATCGGGCGGCACTTTGATTACGACGCGGCGAAGGTTGTTACCGCCATGACGTGTTGTGCCGTTGATATAAAACCGGATGCCGATACGGTCTAGCGCTTCGATGATTTGATCTGGCAGTCCGCGCCCCACTCGCCCCCAGTAACGGATGGATTGAATGAAGCGCTGCTTAAAATTTGTGCTGGACTGCTCTGGCAGCGTTGCTAGCAAAAACTTGACGAATGATTTCCACGTATGCCCTTTAGGCAAGCGGAATGATTTGTAGTCAAGCTGTTTGCCGTAGGTAGCCATGAAATTGGCGCCGCCAACTCTGGCGCATAGTCGCGCCCAGATCTGCGGATCAATGACGCGGTACATGGCCAGACTGGATTTGGATTCTGACATAAATGGCGATGCAACCCGCATTGTTTTGATGGGGATGCCTGCCATGTAAAACAAGTCGTACAGAGTGTTGTAGTCCCATCCAAACTTTGCATTTGCTGTCCAGATGTCTTCTGTACGCCAATCGTAAACTGGGTAGCAGTTGTAGGTGTGATCTGTGTTTTTCTTGGTCCACATCTGACCATGCATCGTTTCCTTGGCTTGGTTAACGATGGCGCGAAACCGATTTAGTGATTCAACGGTACGAATACCAATCAAGTTGGCGCACGGTTGTCCTTGGCTGTACCATTCTGCAAACATGTCCCAGAACGTGGCGTAATCCATGTTTTCGATAAACAGATCGCCAAAAGGGTGGTTCCCAAGGTTGACGATGTAATCGTCGGTAGGCATAGGACGAATCCAACGGTGCCGATCAGCTTCACCCCAACACTGCCAATCAATCTCGTAAGAGCTGACAGTACAAGGCAGGGTGATAGGTAGACAACACCAGTAGATGTCAAGAATGTCGCGGTTAGCGCGTAGGATCTTGTGCATAAACTCCTCGCTATGTGTGTAGTTGGCTTCGTTGTCCATAATCTGAACGCCAATTTTGACGTCAAGATTATGAGAACGAACGTAGTCAATAACGAGGTTTAGAAGTACTCCGCTGTCTTTGCCCCCAGAGAAAGAGACGTAGACACGTTTAAAGTGCTTGAAGATAAAGCCTAAGCGTTCAATAGAAGCGTCGTAAACGTTGGTGTCTAGGTAGGTCCTCATTGCGCATCTAGCAGCGCTGGCGTGTGGCTGGTCATGAGATTGGGGGCAAGCATAGTTTTAGGTGAAGAGGTCGTTGGCAGCGCCAGGAGCGGCGGGGCTGGTGGCTCCGTTGCCCCGCTTGAATAAAAATATAGCGGATGCCGAGCGAACAAGCAACCGCCTGCGCTGGTATGCCATATTGGTTGAGTCTTCAGGGCTGAGCGTCGCTCGCCGGTCGACAAAAACCAATCAGAATTTGAATCAATGACTTGCGCTTTCGCTTGGATCGCTGCCTTGCCGATCCTTCCCGTAATTATCCTGCTCTACATCACCGCATCACCTCAGCAACACGCCAAACGCCTCAGACGCCAAGGACGGACATACAAACAGATCGCACAACAGCTAAAAACGAGCCCTACAACAGCACGTCGATGGGCATTGGCATAAGGGGTTGATCTGCTGCCTCAGCCTTCTCGGGGGCTGGGGCTTGCCGCTGGCAGATCGATTAGCGGAGATAGCTAGTCAATCAGCGCCGTGCTTTGCGCTTGGGTATTTAGGCTTCTTTGCAGGCTTGGATCTTGAGGGCGTCGCTTTCCGCTTAGGCTTTGTCCACGGGCGGGCTCTGCAGTCAGCCAGCGTCTTCTGGTAGCCAGGAGCCTCGAGACCAAGCTTGCCAAGCATTGTTGTCCAGTTCATAAATCCAATCATCATCAGGCGGTTGCGGGGAAGTCGCGGCGACGTATTCAGCCGTGATCTTTTCGTCAAGCTTGCGCTGCTGCGCCTTGACCCATGCGTTGCTCATTAAAAGTCTGGCTGCTGTGCTTCAAATTTCGTCCAAGCGTCTAACCAAGAGGTCAAGCAGTCATCAGGCTTGCTGATTTTTATTGCCGTGGTACCGGGGCCTGAAATCAGCGTTACGCACTTGTCTACATAAAGCTGATGAGAATCAAGAAGCATCATCAAATATCCGCCTAGCTGCTTGTCGGCCGACTTCCGTTGGTCAATGTTTTTCGACGTTTTGACAGTTTTTAGGTCTCCTAGAATTGTGTTCCCGTTTTTGTCAACGATCAAAAAGTCAAGAATGCCTGCCAAGCTTTTTTTGGGATCGCATAGCTTGAATTCCACGCCAAGGACTTTGCAGTCTTCCCACAGCCAGTGATCAAGCAAGGGTTCAATCCATGGAGCCCACTTCTCATCGTGGACGAACCCGTACTCAGCCTCACCTGCCAGCCCCAAGAGATGCTTTTCAAGTGCGTTGTGGACGGTGCTGCCCCTGATAGCCCACCCGTCGGGGCCGTCTTTTGTGGCCATAATCCGCTCGAGGGCTTGAGGCGTCAGATCGTTGATTGCCCTGGTGACGGAATGGACCATCCATTTCCCGTTGTATCGGAACTTGTGAGTGTGATCGAAGAACTCAATCTTGGGGTCTGGTTGCAGCATGATGTTTGCGCTTTGGCATAATCATGGCACGATATAGGGGCAAAGCAAGCCACAACTATGCCAAGTCAAAGCGGATCAGCGAGGGTCATCATCGATGGAGAGGTGCTGAGATCTGTTGATGAATCCCTGCCTGCTGGCATGTCTCGCACCGCTTGGGTCAATTATCTCGCGCTGGAAGGTCTCGCAGCAATTAAACGGCGCCGTGACTCCTAACCAACGCGCCTATGAACTGCTGCGCTGGCAAGCCCTGGCGCCATTGGCGGATTACGACGAATCGATCGATTATTTCGCAATCTGGAAACAAGCCTCAGACAAAGCCCTAAACAAATTTGACAACTCACATGAGCAAAAAACCAGACGAGACCAAACCAAAGCTTCAGCAAGCCCTGCACGACCTAGCAGTTCACGCGGAGCACCTGATCACGACAGAGCGAGAGCGAGATTGGCTCCCGCTGATGAGGAACCAGGCATACGACCTCGGCATTCACGAGGACGTAAAAGATGCTGAGCTGAAGGCATATCTTGAAAGAGCAGAACGCAGCCAACGCAAAGGGCGCGTTTACAAAGGCGGTGAGACCCTCCTGGAAGAAGAGCCGTCATTCATGCTCGATGGCCTGATTCACTTAGGTGAAGCAAATTTCCTTATCGGCCAGCCAAAAATTGGTAAATCATCTTTTGCCTGTGGTTTGGTTGCTGCTATCCGTGATCGACGTGAGCAGTTTCTTGGCCGTGACCTGAAACTTTCTGACACGCGGATGCCTGTCTTGATCTTTGGCACAGACCAGTCCGAAGGCAATTGGCAGTATTACTTGCGCCGTGAGGGGCTCATCAACGACGCCAAGGAGTTGGACTCCAACGCCATAGATCTGTTTTGCAGCGTTGACACCAAAGATGAATTTAACTTCACCAAGGACGGCATTCGCCATATGCGGGAGGAGATCGAGCGTTACCAGTTCCCGCTAGTCATCATCGACAGCCTCAGCTCAATGATGGAGCCCTGCGGCATAGAGGAGAACCTCTCACGCTTCGCTGAACCGATCAGAACAGCGATGGCAGATCTCAGCCAAACAGGAGCCACCATCCTGGTGCTCCATCACACCAAGAAATATCCAACGACTTGGGATTGGGTAGCTGAATGTCGAGGCAGCAGCAGCATCACATCTATTCCCTCTTGGGGTGTGCTGATGCGTTGGGTAAGGGATGAAACCGAAGGATTAGCCCGTGTGGATAAGCGCGTTGGGTTTGTCGGTTCTGGACGCGGCTATAGCGAGCTAGGAGGCGTTGAGGCTCAATACCTCTCAGAGGGGAATTGGACGTTAAGGGGCAGCCTTGAGCGCTCTCAGCAAGTGGAGCTCGTTCGCAAAAAGATTGCGTCTCTTGGTGGCGTTCGTGGTGACGTTTTTGATTACCTCAAAATGCGCTCTGAACTCGGAGCTGATGTCACCGCTGATGAGATCGCTCACAACATGAAGCCGGCCAAATCTACGGGGCACATTGGCCGCGAGCTTGGCAATCTTGTGGGGATGGGGTTGGCCTTTGTCAGCCGTTCTGAGCCGACCGGCAGGCGCCCGAAACGGTATTGGAAAGTCAGCGAGTTTGCCTTAGCTGCAGAGGATGATTCAGCTGATCTCCTGAGAGAGCCCCAGGATGGATCTAAAGGATCTTTTGGATCTAATGCCATAAGATCCAAAAGATCCATAAAAATACACTTTCAGGGGGGGGAAGGAGAAGGAGACCCTCTCCCTAAAGATCCAATTGCTCCTGGGAGCCCTGTCGAGGTAAATCGCGACGGCATTTGGTCCGGCGGCTATGTCGTTCGCGATGCGTCCAACCCCGACAGCATCACGCTCGAAAAACTGGGTAACCCCATGATCACTTTGTCGAATCAGCGCCTAGAGATCGACGTTCGTCCGTGCGAGTCACCGTTCAGTTTTGCTGAACCACAAGTTGACTGGTGACAGAATGCCTTGGATGGCATACACTGTGACCACGCCAGAGATGGCACCCACCCCTGAGATTCATGTCCGCAACTCTTTATTTCGCAGCTCAAACCGAAAACGTTACGATTGGCCCTTGGTACATCGACGAAGCCAAAGCTCAAGCAGCTGTCGACTCCCTTAATCGTGAGTGGGAGGGCAAGCGCACCTTTCAGGTAATTAACTTCATCTCTGATTCTTACTATCGAATCAAATACATCGACCAAGCATGACCGCCGGGGCTTCGGCCCCTACCCTTACCTAGGCGGAGACGCTACCGCATGTCCCTACACAGATCAACAGATGAGAACCGAACGCAAACGAGAGCAAGATCGTGCTTATGAACAGCGCAGAGTTGCACGTGTCAAAGCAGATCCATTACTTGAGGAACGTCGGCGCCAAACCTGGCGAGACAAAGGCAAGAAAAGAACTGAAAAGGCTCGCAATTGCCCTGAGCTACGTCAAAAGATGAACGCTCGTGCTCGCGTGCGCAACAGAGTGAGCATTCAACACAAGTGGCCAAAACCTGGGTTTTTTCTTTGTTCTGAATGCCCTAAGCCTGCGCAGGAATATCACCATGGGGATTATTCCCTTTGGTGGTCTGTTGAGCCACTATGCAAGGCATGCCACGGCAAACGACATCAAGTAAATTAATTAAGCCCGCGAAGCCTGATAAACCCGTTGAGTCATCAACGGGGAGTTATACAAGACGCTTGAAGCGGAAGACAGGGCAGTGAACTGCGTAGGCAGTGCGGGGCTGATCCATCTCGTGGGCCACCAACACCCCTGAACATTGAAACCTCCGAAATTCGGATGTTTGACCTGATCGAGTCCGACCGGTGCCAGCGCTATCTGAATGCTCTAGAAAGCGTGGACGGAAATTCCGGCCACCAACACCCCCAAACACATAAATGCCAATCGATTGCCCCAAATGCAGCAAGCCCGTTATCAAGACCACATGCACCAGGCGCAAAGTTGACATCCGCATTCGTTACCGTCGATGCCCATCCTGCAATCATCCGTTCAGGACTGAGCAGGTGATCACACCTGAAATCCCCATCAACAGGAAGCGTCTCTACGGTGCGCCAAAAAGCGCAAAGCTTCAGCCCTTTGAAGTCGCTGACATCAAAAAGTTTTTGCGAAATAATGTCTTCACTCCACATGAACTCGCGCTTCAATACGACGTTTCAGTCGATGCAATCCGCCAAATTCGCTCAGGCAGAACTTGGGCTACCATTGAGCCTGCGCTATAATATTCCGCAATAGTTAGTTAAAATGGCAAACTTAAGAAGGCGACATTACAAGCTAAACTCAAAAGTAATCGAAGCTGTTCGCCATCTCGCAGAATATGGCGCAGCATTAGAACATATCGCCGCAGCAGTTGGTGTTAGCTATGCAGCGTTAAAACAGTGGATTGGAAACGCAAAAGGCCCTAGTCCTACTGAAGAAGAAATAGCTCTTTTAGATG